CGTAATGGTGTTTGTTTTTTTCTCAGCCATTGTGATCTCCTTTGGTTGGGGGTTAAAATTATTCAGCAGCCCAAGGCATACCTGTTGAGGTTGCTTGAGCAGCTATATTGTTAGTAATGTTAGACGTTATCGAAGCCTCTGTTTTAGCGCCTATACCACCAGCCTTGCACCAAGCTAATACGTCTGCTTCAGCTAGGTCTGCGTATGCCTTAAAGTCTGATGCAGTGTGGTCAGGTATAGCAGACGCAAGTTTTGTGTGTGCTTCTATAATTACTGAAGTGTAAGCTGGATAAACTACTGTAATAGTTTCATCACCTAATCCTGTGCGGTTAGTTTTTGTAATTTCTGGAATATCTTCCGTTAGTGCGGGTACATCAACCGAACTCATATGTTGATATGTGCCTGACCGACTGTGACCTACCTTAGTGTCAGCATCTACGCCAGAGCAATCCCAATCAACCTTATATACCGCACCTGTTGCAGTGACTTTGTGTAAATCCTTAACGGACCATGTGAATGTGATTGCCATGTTTTATCCTTCCAATACTGCTAAACGTGCTTCAAGTTCTTGAATTGCTTTGACTAGGATTGGTATTAATGAAGATGGGCCAAGCCGTTGCCTTCCATTTGCAATAGCATTACCACCTTCATCTTCACTATTCTCCTCTGACCACATATCAAAACCATCTTTAATATCTGAGTGTGCATCAATAGCAGTCTTTACTTCTTGTGCAATAAAACCATGATTTGTGTAGTCATTCATTACTCTTGTGTCAGAACCTTCTACATAAGAAGCGTGATTTGACGGTACGTCTTTTTCTTTTCTCCATTTAAAGGTAACAGGACGTAAGTCTTTTATGAAAGCTAAACCTGCTGTAGCATCTGCTATATCTTCCTTATATCGTTGATCAGACGGTGCGGTTATTGTAGTTGCACCAAAGGCTATGTTGCTGTCTGTTCCAGAGTAGCCAAAAGTAAAGTTATTATTCCCTACGCCAGTAACGGAAGTACCCATTATTATTTGACGAATGCCGTTAGATGCACTTGCATCAGCATTAACGCCAATAATAATATTATCTGATCCAGCCCCTAGGGAATCGCCAGCGTTAACCCCAAGGCAAGTGTTTTCACCGCCCGTTGTATTTGCTCCCGCTGCATAACCAATACAAGTATTAGAAGTTCCAGCATCCGCATTACCTAAAGCTATCATACCCACTGCTGTACAAAACTGGCTGTCAGTGCCAGCCCCCAAAGCGTCTTTTCCTACCGCAACATTATCAGCGCCCGTAGTAATTGCATCACCCGAACTCTTTCCCACAAAAGTATTATCATGAGCAGCGCCTTGAAGTAATAAACCAGAGTTATTCCCTATTGCAACGTTATTTGAACCAGTGAGTTTTGCTCCAGTAATACCCTTACCAGCACTATGTCCTATAAAAACGCTGTCGTTTGCAGTCACCATAAATTGCCCAGCACCAGAACCTATAACTACGCATTCCCCACTACCTGTGCTTGAAAGCCCCGCTTCCGTACCAACAAAGACGTTTGATGCCGCCGTGCAAACGTTTCCAGCGTTGTACCCTATTGCAACATTGTTATCGGTAGCCTGAGCACTTAATGCTCCAGAACCTATGGCAACGTTGAAGTTACCATCATCGCAATCATCAAATGCACCATAGCCCATTATGGTGTTGTGATCTCCGCTTGTTACTGAGGCCCCTGCTTTATAACCCACCGCAGTATTGTGACTTTCTGCGGCTTTGTTTTGAATCGCTAGTGCTTGGTAACCAACCGCAGTTGCTCTGGTCCCCGTTGTCTCACCGCTTAATGCACCATAGCCAATGGCTGTAATTCGGTTACCTGTTGTAATCGCATCACCAGAGTTCCTTCCGAACAGGCTGTTTCCGTTAGCAGCACCTTGAAGAAGAAGACCCGCATCTCGACCTACAGCAGTGTTATCACCACCTGTAAGTTTTGCACCTGTGATGCCTAGACCTGCACTATATCCCACGAAAGTTGAGCTACTACCTGTCGATACAAATTGTCCTGCAATACCTCCAAGGAACGTATTCGCAGCCCCCGTTGTCGTAAAAAATCCCGCACCTGACCCCACAGCGACGTTGTAATTAGTGCCAGAGTTTAGGTTAGCTAAAGCATTCACCCCAACGGCGGTGTTTTGGTTTCCCTCATCCTCAGAGGCTAGGGCGTTATAGCCCAGTGCGGTATTGCTATCCCCTGTCGTGATAGCCGTTCCAGCATCATCGCCCACACAGACGTTGAAATTACCGCCAGAGGCTATTGCATCCCCTGCGTTAAGACCAAATCTTGTGTTGTTTGAACCTGCTGTGGATGTGGATAAAGAGCCGTTTGCGTTTAGGACAAGAACATTAGCATTACCACCCGTAGAAAACTTTATGTTTCCATCACTTTCTTGGTTAGTAAAGTATACATCATCGTCTTGCCACATTGCTATAAACATTCCCTTTCCAGCGGCAGCACCAGTAGCATCATTAGTCATGTGGATTTGTGAACCAGACGCACCGCCTTGTTCTTGATGTATATGCAAGGCTGCTCTTTTATAATTTGCGGCACTTGGTACGGGCGTAGGCGTACCAATACCTACTACATCTTCACCACCATCAGCAAACAACAAATGGGCGGTGTTGTTTGACTCAACACGGAAGTCTAGGTCTAGAGATTCATTATTTATTACAGTTTCAGTTGCTTGCATATCTATACGGCTGTGAATTGTTCCAGCGACCATAGAGTTTATAAATGTTCTACCGTCTTCTGAGCCATCAGTAGCGTCAATAATTTGTGACCCAATTACAGCATAGTCAACATCTTCTGCCGAAGCATTTTTACCCGTAAATTGAATTTGTCCTAACTGGTCATTAGCAGCAGGAGAGCCAGAATTTCTATACATACTAAGATTAGGTGCAACACTAGTACCTGCATCTGTAGATATAAGTGAAAGGGTGTCGGTGGCATCAGCTGTGGTAATCGTAGAGCCATCATTAGCAGCAAACCCACCGTTAAACACAGTTGCAGCCGTAGTGGTCAGGACGCCTGTTACTAGGGCAGTCGTTGCCATGTTCACAGCGCCATCAATGTCCACAATGTCTAGGTTGGCTGTACCGTTAACGTCGATACTGCCTTCAAGATCAATGTCCCCGCCAACAACCAAATCATCCGTAACCGTCAGATCGTCTTGAACCTTAAGATCAACCACGCTCAACGAGGCAAAGGCATCAACCATTGCACCACCGGAACCCGCGCCGTTAGAGTATATAGCCTTAGTATCACCCGGTGGAATAGTTACTGTGGCCCCAGAGCCTTGCTTAATAATGATGTTCTGTGAGCCAGAGGTTCCGTTCTCAATAAACCAAAGCTTACTGACCGTGTTTGGACCCAACGTGATTGTACAAGCCGAATCCAAGGTTCCTGTATACTTTAGGAACATCGCACGACCGGGATCAGTGGCCCCATCCGCAATGGTCGTTGCGTGGGTATCGGCGTTAGTCGTAATAGCCTCAGTGCCAAAGGCAAAAGCTTCTGCAATTAATTCTAGGTTGGTGTTAGTTGTATCGCCCCAAGAGCCAGACTGTTCGCCTGACCCAATTTCTTCTAGGCGAAGATCGTTTGTATATACACTTGCCATGTTATTATCCTATGCTGCGCGGCCATGCTCAATTTCGGTCCAATCCGTTGTTTGAGCGACCGTTATGTTTGAAAAATTAGAGGTTTGAGATGGGATTATATTTCCCCAAGTTGACCTTATTGTGCCTATTTGACCGGTTGCTGTAACGCCCGTTACAGCAACAATGGCGTCACCCTCAACGGTGGCGCTTCCAATTGCCGAAGTCATTTGAACTACGGTGTTTGTCGTAAAGAAGCTTCCTAGTGCGGACGTGCCTGCCACACCTGTTACCGAAACGTTGGCCTCACCAACAATTGTAACAGCACCAACCGCTCCAGTGCCGACTACTGCGCCAGCCTGTCCAAAAGCGTCACCTTCAATGTTTGGAGCAGCACTGTTAACAGCCGCAGTCGCAGTTAAAGGAAAGGCAACATTGGTGTTCCAAGTGCCTGTATCCCACCCTTGGATGGAGCTATTCCACCCCTGAAAGGCTGCGACCGAATCGGCCATTAGGCTATCCGAATAATCGCGTTAGAAGCATCCGCAGTTGGAAACACAATCGTAAAGTCACCAGAACTGGCCGCTTTATCTGCGCCGAAATCCAATACACACACGGTTGGATCGCTAGTGGCGGCTTCGTTAAAAATCAACGCGCCCCGCACCGCCGAAATAGTAACCGTCGAAAACACCTCATCAGCAAAATCGGTAAACGCTGTGGTGCTGCTTGCAACCGGAGTAACGCTCGTAAGAAAATTGCCTTTAGCGGTGTAATTTGTACCACTAATTTCGTTGCCGGACGTATAAGCCGTGGTTGCAGCGGTAAACGTGGCGCTGTTAGTATACAGTGCCAGTTTAAATTGATCACTTGCCGCCGTGAAATTATGTACGCCTTTTAAAATCTCAACTTTAAAAGAAGTGCATAGAAAGTTGCCGTTAAAAGCCATCTACATTTTCCTTATATATTCGGCCAACGTAGGCTGACCAGCATCTTTTATTGCATTATATACCGTAGTTCTATCGCTTTGGATAGCCTGCCTCATGTATATGGCTATGATCTTCTCCATCTCAGCACGATATGCACGGGCCTGATCCCGTATGGCAGGAGGCGCGTTGTCCGAAACACCTATTATCTTGTTTACGCAACGCAGTGCAGTTTCTTCTGGGGTAAAACCACGGTTATCCGTAGTCTCAACACCCACCTTAAAATCATTGGACATAGATACGCCAAAAGACATGCTATTCATTGTTTCGGCCTCACTACTGGTCCCGTCCGATATTCATCCGTAACTTCTTTAGCTTCTCCAAGCATCTTCAATCCCATAATAGCTTCCGCAAACCGTTTTTCGTACAACGCTTCCATGTCCTGCTCACCTTTCATAAAGATGTACGCTTCCATTAATGCGCCATACAACATTGCAATTTCGGCATTTTCACTAAGCCAAGACACTGTAGTATCCGCGCCAATAGACGATATAACAGCAGTTGCTCCGCTAACACTTCCAGTGATTGTTTCACCTATTGTGAAGTCACCGCTGGGTATTACAACGGTAAGAGTGGTAGAAGTTGGAACCGCATCAACACCGCCGGATTCGCCGCTCGTGGAACCGGTTACCGTGTCGGACGTTATGAACGTTCCCGCCACGCTTGTTAAAGTTAATGTAAACGAACTTTTTGTTAAGCTTAGGGGGCGATAAAAATAATGCAATTCAACAGCATAGTTACTGTCCGGCGTTGGAGCCACGATAAAGTTTGTTAAATCGTATTGTGCATAGTACCGAGGGGGGCCTGTAACAGCCGCATTTGGGGTAAACGATTGAACAAAATCAGAGTTTTTAAAGTCTAAAAAGATTTGTTGGGTGCTGCTATTAGTAAATGACAACGAAAACGGCGCTAAAAAATCATCGGGGCAATTTAAAAACTTATTGCTGGAAGACAAACTCCCCGAGGCGTTTTTTTGAAACAAGCTTAATTGAACGTTTTTTAAAATACGTTCCTCGGTGTTTCTTATAAAAAGCGGCAAGTTCCGAATAAACGTTGTTTCGTCGTTCTCGGTGTAATCCTGTATGGCAGTTTTAAGCGTAGTATATGTATAGCTCATGTTGTCACCGTGACCTGACCTACTGCGCCTTCTAAGGCCGTAGTGTTCTTCATTTCAGTTGGAAGTTCCGCCGTTCCTGACGTAGCCCAATTGCCATTACCAAGATATTTAATGCCATTTGTCGTTATAACCATAAACGGTGTGTTCGTGTCTGGAAATTGAGGCCGAGCATCTTTTAACGCTTGAGGATCAGCCGCTGTGCGAAAAGGCCCTAGCTGAGGCTGCTTGGCTTCCCATTCATCTCGGCCAACCAGCAAACCGTTCCACTCTTTGCGCATGTCCTTATACCGATATCGAAAACCGGACCGGTCAGAAATGGCAAAGGCGTTTTTACCGCTGGCATACTTTCCCATTAGCCCGTCCTAAAATATTGGAACTGTGGAACAACGTTAAACGAAGCTCTATCACGATCCTCTGTCATTGCACGTTCAAACTCTTCTTCATACATAGCTTTTAAAAGCTGTACGCGCTGCGGGGCTCTTTTGACGGAGATGTAATAAGCTAAACCTGCGGCCAAACAGGGGTAGAACCTAAACGGCATGTCCACAGTATTGATGTAAGTATCCGCGTCGTCCATGCGAGTAAGCGCATTGTAAAAAATAACGTCCGTACTGTTATCAGGGGTAGGCCATATTTTTAAACTAGGCGTTACCTGTCGATCTAAGAAAAACTGATTAGGTTGACTTTTGGTAGTCTTATTAGGAATGTTTAAAAACTCTGCGCGACTAAGTCGGGACAAGGAAAAATCGGTCCCATCGCGTTGAACTATTACTGACAATATATCAATAATGTCCGCATCAAGCGCGTATACCCCTACACCCTCTATAGTTGTTACGGTGCGTTGAGCAATCGTCCATTGGTTTAATCCGCGATTAGCCCATTCCGCCAGCATTAAATTTAAAGAACGTTTAGCCGTCTTTAAATCATAACCTGTTTTAACTTCCAAGCCGCAACGCTCAAAAGCTTCTTCAATGTATTCATCTACATCAAGCTCAAAATTTACGCTATTCGATAGGGCCATCTTAGTCCTCGCTGTAAATGTTATCAAATATTTGAGTTACATCTAACGTGTAGTCTAAATCAGATTTAGAATAATGTACATGTTGCGAGGGCTTGAAGTCAGGCGCACCCTCTCCTGTCTCAAACCATGCAGGATGTGTGACCCTAACGCGGTTGTTTGGCAAAGCAATTATGCTTCCCGTCCATTTTCCCGCATCCAAAAGCTGCATTACGTGTGCTTGCTTGTGTTGAGCCGGATCATCCGCAACGTCTGTGTCGGTGTAGTCTACAGTAAACATGTATTTTGCGGGATAAAACTCGCCGTCTACCTTAGCCATCCACGGGCAGGGAGTGGCACGATCCAAAGTATATACGGCGTGAGTATGGGATGGACAATCCCAAGGTTGAGCCGCATGTACGGGCATTGCTTCCGGCCATTCGTCCAACGGTTCATCTGCTACAAGTGCAGTAATTGGCATCCGCGCCCACATAGCGCCGCCGTGAACATTTACATCGCCGTCCTCATCAGCCTCGCAACCCGTAAAGATAAGTTGA